TTTTCTTTTTCGGAAGTTCGGATTTCCTGTTTTTTTAAGATATCTTCCTGACGTTTTTGGCTTTCAGCAATTGCAGGGTCAGGGGCCGGGGGCTTCGGTGTTTTCCCAAAAAGTCCGCCCATTAGTAAATCCTCGACATTTGAAAAGAATCAGAACCATCCGGCATAAGGCGCCGTATCGTCCCCTCGATTTCAAAATTTAACCACTTAGCGAAACGAACACCGGCAAAGTTTTGTACCTGGACCGTGAACTGGACCCGCCGCAGGTCCGGCACGGTACCCAGGTCGTCAAAAAACTGTCTGGCTGAACGCAAAAAGGGGCGACCGTGGGCCTTTAGCGCAGATCCGCGCAGCATCCAAAACTCGCAAACGCCGGGGATGATGGGAACTAATCCAAAAGACATAACGCACTGCCCACCGAGCATGGCTGTAGCGGATGGGCCGACCTGCGATTGCGCGGTTAGCCAATCAATATAACCAGGGAAGGCGTCAAAAGCGCGGCGCTCAATCTCCGAATAGTCGTAAAGATACCAATGGGCTGGCGAAAACGGGATTAACCGGTACCCATCCGGCAAATTTATAAAGTTTTGAAAGTCGATCATAGTTTAGCGTGTTACCATTCTAATTGTTCTCCCTTTCGCTCCTTCTCCTCCTCCCCTGGCACACAAAGCCGGGGGATTTTTCTTAAAAAACACTAAACTCCGTATTGGCTAAAACCGGCTCGGTATTTATGCCAGGGCGGTGCGATCCGCGCGTCAATCTCCGATGCTCACCACCACCCAAACAGATATATCCGTAAGCATCCCCGACATGGCTTGAGTTATTTTTATATGGCTTGTCGCGGAAACGTTCCTGGCCACCGCTGATAGACTCGCGTTTGAAATAATATCCGCCGGTCAGAGCTTTGCGGAGTTGGTGGCAATCCTTGTGAATTTGCAAACCTGGCCTACCATTGATCAGCCTGGTCATCGGCGCGGCTCCAGCCTCACGACGCACCTGAAAATCATTCGTCGCAGTTGGTTTGGCGTTAAGGCCCAGGGTTCGCAGATGATCAAACGCCGTCACCTCGAAGATCTCATCGCGCTTTGACCCGGCAGGATCCCCCCAGATCAGGGGCTCTAACTTGTCGAACCTGGTATTGAGCTCATAAAGCAACATCTGCCCAAAGCGCTCGAGCCCCATGTCCTCAGTCACGAGCTCGTAAAACATGCGCCATTCGCCTGATGGGTGCCGCTGACCAAAAACGGCGGCAGGGGTCAGGCCGAAATCAAGGCCGACGTGGATAGGCAGCGAATAATCGATCTCGAGCGTCTCGGCGGACATGGTGCTGTCGGTGTATTCCGACCAGACGGCGCGACCTTCCTGGACAAACGTGTATAGCCCCGCGGCATAGGCATTGATCCAATCCAGATTCTTGCCCTGGAGTTGCTGCTGATAGTAGCCAGGCGGCAGATTATTCGTATTCTCGGCCTTCGGATTCGGCACCCAATGCTTGCCAGCCGAAAATATTGCCGTTTTATCTTCAACGGATCCAGGGTGCACGCCACCAGGTTGCCGAAAGAACTTCCATGCCCAGGCGCCTTTGCCCGGTTTTTCCTTTTCAGCCAGGCGGTAGTACCAGTGATCGTCATCCATCGGATTCGAACACATCCAAACACCGCGCCATGTCGCGCCGCCATCGAGCTTCGACGGATAGCGACCGACGCGAGAGGTCAGGGCATCAATGATCGCTTTCGGGAGCTCGCGAACCTCATCAACAAACGCACCAGTGAGCTCAAGCGAAAGAACGCGCCGCGTGTCCCTGGGCTGATCCAGGGCAAGGAATATCACCTCACAATCAATCCCGGCAGCATCACCGCGAGGCGGCAACTGAATATGATGCGTGATTGGCGGCGACCAGCGCATTGCGCCCCATTTATTCTCGGGAAAGATCTCTTGCCAGGTCTTCAAGGTCGTCGTGCGGAGCTCGGGGTAACTGTTCCTGATGATCGCAAAGCGACTATGCCGGATCCCATCGCGCGGCGAGGGTGCCTGTTTAACGGCGCGAAGAAAGATCTCGGCGCAACAGGCGTAGGATTTACCGCTGCCAACCGGACCCATGATACCGCGAACAAAATTATCAGAGTTCAGGAAATCCCAGACGGTTGGGGACTGCGAGAAATCAAGCTCAAACTCGGTCAGCGCATCGGTGGTCTGCTGATCACGCTTCCGACGCGGGGATCTGTCAGTCGATTTGCGACGAGGCATCATCAATATCCATTAATTCGATTTCCATACCCAGCGCCTCGACAATCTTTGCCAATTTTACATAGGTTATGTTGTGGGTGTTGAGCTCGAGGTTGCGAATAGTCGAGGGCGCAACATCCGCCTCCCAGGACAATTGCTCACGGGTCAGATTCTTCGACAGCCGTTTCTCCTTCACCGTCTCCGCTATCCACTTCTGTTCCTCGTTCATCAATCACCTCATACTTAGTAACCGCAGGGCCGCGCAGGTTGATCCCGATAACGCTCGGCTTATTCTGATCCTGGACGCCATCGAGCATCCCGGTGTGTTTAGCCAGGAGCCGCAGCGGCGCGATTTTGTCGTGCATCTCAACCTCGATGCTGGTGCCATTGCGGCCAGGGGTGACCTTCACCTTCTTGATCGCCTTTTTGACGCGCGAGGATAATTGGTCTGCGCTGGTCAGCGTCACTCTTCCGGTTTCGTCCCAGAATAAAACATCCGTGATTTCCGACGCTGCCAGCGCAGTGAGCTCCTGAGTGACCGCCTCACGCAGATTTTCATCGTTATCCTTCAGAGCAGCGCGAGCCTTACGGACGGATAGCTTGTCAGTCATTTTTTCTTCTTCGGGAAACCGGCCTTCATACTCGAATAAGCCTTCGGCGATACCGTCGATTTAGACTTAGGGCGCGAGGTTCCTGCCGCCTTGCGAGCATTCATGTTGGCGTACAGACCCTTTTTCTTTCCTGGCATTACGATTTTCCTTTGTTTCGAGATGAAATTGCCTTGCCTTTGCTAACAGCATCGGATTTCGAGGATGCGCCCCAGGCACGGAGGGAGAGCAGGAGGCGGGTCGGATTGCCTTTCGCATCACGCTCCGGGCCAGCCATTTTGCCCATGCGCTGCAAGAACGACGCACGGCGCGGATTGTCGCCGGATTTTACAGGAGCCTTTAGGGTGCCGCCTTTGTAACTGGCGCGGCCTTTGGCATTTAGACCGCCTTTAGGGTTCTGGCCGGCCTTGCGCGTCCATGCTGGTGATTTAGCCATCTTTGTCGCCCTCACAAGGTGCCAAGGTCGTCCGTAACGCCTCAAGGTATAGGATTGCGTCCATGAGTTCCTCCTGCGCGTCCTGGAGCCACTGCGCGGAGGTTTTGGGATTGTCGGCCATGCTCATGCCGTAGTGCTTCATGCCCGTCGCGGATCGTGCCTCGAATTGATCGATGACGGCGTTGACGATTGGGTCGGCGCTCATTTGGCTAGATCCACTAAAATTTTATGTGAACCCCCCGGACACAGAGGCGCGGGGGTGGGGGGCAAGGGGTGGCCTCCTTTTTGCCGAGAGTGGCGGATTTCTGCGGTTTTCTGCATTTTTCTATATCCCATACGAACGTTTGGTTCTTGTAATCCTAGGCCAAACCAGCCCAGGCGGCAACTTGTTCCAGGGTCAGCGGCGCGGATCTCCCGGCTTGTAGCGCCTCCCTGGTCATCTGGGTCGATACGTCCAGGATCCGCTCTGCGCTTACGTTAGAGGCATCGAGCTTGGCCGCTATCGACAGGTTCTGCTCGGCAATCCGGTGCTGGCCCGAGGCTCGAGCGACACCGGCAACAAATGCCTGGGCTATTGCGTGGGATCCATTATTCATCCCCCGGACCCCCTGTCCGTTAAGCCGGTCGAGTGTTGGCATCGGCTCATCCTTTGACACCTTGGCTCGGGGCGACCAGAACTGCTCCTTATTCGGCAGCTTGGTCTTGGCTCCCTCGAACAACACCTGGTATCGCGTCGTGGTCCAGTGGTGTCCGGTCTTCCTGGTGATCGGGTACGCTTTCGGCTTCAGCTTGCGGATGTATTCCAGTTTGATCAATCGCTGAACGTGCCGGCTGATCGTGTCCGGGTGCCGCTTCACGAACTGAGCCAGCGCAATGCGACTTGGCCAGGCTATTCCGTGGCCGTTGGTATGGACGCAGATCGCCATCAATACTCGGAGCGTCGTCATGTGCATGGAATCGTCATCCACACATCGGAACGGCAAAACGCAATAACGCCTACCGTCCTCGTCAGAAGGGGATTTCGTCATCCAATGGCCTCCTGTCCCGGACGTCGCCGACTTCGCTCCCTGGGAACGCTTCCAGGGCCGTTATGAGTATGTTGGGAATGAACTTGGCGAGATCCTCGAGCGGGAAGCTGGCGTCGGCCACATCGCGGAGCTCCATCAGCGATACATTCCCGTTATAGATCCCAATCGTTTTTCCGGTGCCAGGATGCTTCACAGTCCAAATCGTGTCAGGCAAAGATCTGTGCCCTTCGCTCGTCGCCATCTCATCCAACTTTTCCCAGGCACGGATCATCCCGGCGCCGATATCTGAAATCCGATCCTGGTCGCCGGACTCAATCGCCGCGTTGAACGCATCTCGCTGCTGATCGAATTTGGCCGTAATGAAATCCGAAACAAGCCTGGGTAACCTCTCGACCCCCCACTTCGACTCCATCCTATTTGCGACTCTATCGACATCTGAAATATCCACCATCAGGACACCCCGGACATCGTTGCCAGACAGACAGACATCCTATAGGGGGATGTCCTGTCTGTCCGGGCACCAAATACTCGCGGTTCAGTGTCCGGGTGAATGTCCGGCCTATTATAACCCATTGATTTAATTACCTTCTTGCCGGACATTTCCGTTTTGTCCGGGGTTGTCCGGGCTGTCCGGCCCCATTTTTGCTATTTTCACGCTCCAGCACCTATTTTGGTCCTTTGCGGCGAGCTCTTTTGCTATCAATCCATCCATCCCACGCTTGAATGCTCGCTGCTGTGAGCCGGGTTTTCCACTCGAACTGGTGTTGTCGTAAAACGTCTGGCGCCACTCATCTTCCTTAACCCATCGCCACTCAAAATCCGCCGACCGCTGACCGAGCCGATCAATAGTTTTCACCAGGGCGTCATAAACCTGCTTTTCGTTTGCGGTCATCTTCGGGCCGCTTTCCCGCTGTCCTGTCCTGGTCAGCACCAGGCTCGTCTCAGGATCATCGAGCGCGTGTGCCTGGAACTCGACCTGATCCATCGCGAACCATTGCTCGGCGAGCTCCTCGTCATCCTTCTGCTTGTCCATTTTGACCTTGAGGAATTGATCATCGCGCTGCACCAGGAGCGAACTGTCCAGGGCGCCGAGTAGTGCCGAGCTACCCCGTAGCCCCTTATCGACTGCCTTGCCGGTGTGATGCACTGCGACGACCGCGCAATCGAAATACCGCTTGATCAGATCCATTGCCCTGATTGCTTCGCCCATAGGCCCTGCGTCGTTCTCATCACCGCCAAAGCAACGCGCCAGGGTATCGAACACGACCGCCTGGACCTGTTGCCCTGCGCGTACCTGGTCGATGGTCTGGATCAGGTCGTCAATGGCCTGGGTGCTGTTGAGGATGACCGCCTGGCCGATCACGTAGAACGGCGCATCGGGTTTGATTTGGTGGTGGGTATGCCAGGCGTGGAGCCGTTTCCTGAGTCCTGAGACGCCTTCTCCGGCAATATAGAACACGGCACCCTCGCGGACATAGTTGCCCTGCCATTCCTGGTCATGGGCCACTGACAGCATCATATCGAGTGCCAGGAACGTCTTGCCGCTGCCGGATGGCCCATATATAGCGCTCACCGATTTCTGCGGGATCTGCCCCTCGACCAGCCACTCGTTTGGCGGCATGGCCATAACCTCGAGCATCGACATGACCGGGATCGGCGTGATGGCCTGGAGCTCTGTCACCGGCACACTGGCCGACAGGTCACGCAATTCCTGGGCCGTGTGGCCAGCCTTAAACCAATCGTATGCGTCACCCTTGTGCGGCAGGTCAGGCAGCTTGAGGATCCGCACAGTGGCCGCGAAGTCTTTGAGCGATGCCGCGACCTGGTCAGCATGAGCTCGCCCCGCGTCGTCATTGTCCGGCAGGATCAGCACGTCGCGGTCTTTGAGCCTGGCGCTATGTTCGAGCGTCCAATTCTTCGAGCCGCCGTCGCAGGTCGTTGCATTTAAGCCATGATCAACGAGTGCTTGAACGGTTTTCTCGCCTTCGCCAATGATCACCAGGCCGGTCGATGCCAGGATCTCGGGCAGTCTCCACAGAACAGACCGCGCATCACCCTTATTGGGGAGCCGCTGGCCGTCTTTTACCTGGTGTTGGCGGAATGTTTTTTGCCGTTTGCCGTTCTCAATCCACTCAATTCGGTCGATTTCATACAGCACAGCGCCGTTTTCATCGCGGTATTGATACGTCGCCACGACTTTGCGCGGCGTGGGAGGCGTTCTCAGCCCCTCTAAATCGTACCTGGCGCCGTTCTCGCGCTTCTCCAGGTCAAATTCTTTGTGTAAATAATCAGCAATGGCGCCGGGTTCTGCCTTTGCGAGCTCGGGGACTTCCCGCAGCAACAGATCCACGACGCCACCACCGATGTCGTTTTCATGGTCGAACCAGGTACCTTTTCCCAGGTCGAGCGCCAGCGAGCCGTGATTGCCGTAACGCAAAACAGTACCGATGCGGCTATCTGGTTCACCAAGAAAGCGTTCAGCAATCGCTGGTAAAAGGTTCCCGATATCGTCCATGAGATGCGATCAGAATACGTTTTCTGACTGTGCAACAGGCTCAGGAGCA